ATATTATGTTTATGGTTAGAGATGATGCTCCACCGTTTTGGTGATGATAATTGAAAATGAGTGTTTGGTGAGGGTAGAGCCTATCTCTACTGGCAGATTTTACTTAATGACTACCCCAAGGATTTAATTATGTTAGAAGCCTTAGCCCTATTCCTAGGCGGTCTGTGGAGGTGGTTCGACGGTACAAGTGGTCACATCGGGTCTGTACACATCAGGACTACCTTCCGTAACTTGGCTGCTGTTGTTGTTGGGCTCTACTGTGGATGGGTCTCTTTAGGCCTAGACTGGTGGGTTGTCTGGTTGGCAGTCTGTGCTTGGTGGAATTTACAGACGGGGTGGTTTTGGAAATGGGAACACCCATGGAGTACAGGAGGTCGGTTTGCCCTGTTTGCTCTAATNACNATTGCNCCGCCCTTGTATCTTGGACTGATCTCAAAGGTGAGCCTTTTATACCCTGCTTTGGCTTTTATGATTGGTCCTATGTACAACCTTGGTTTAAGAACACAAGGCTGGTCTGGGTGGAAGGCTTGGAAAGCTGACGGGTTTGAATGGTGGTGTCGTATACCAGCTGGAATGATTGTTTTAGGGGGCTTAGCGTTTTTATAGGAGGAGAACATGGCTACTGCTACACACAAGGTTACCTTCGACGTCTCTAAAGGTAAGAAGGGCATGTATACAGTAGAGACCTTACACGAGACAGGTTTTGGATGTATCTCTCATGTAGATCCCAAGGAACAAGACACTGAGGAGGTCATCGAGGCTATCAAAAAGAACAACATAGCTCGTATACAAGCCCACGTAGAACAGGTTCAACTCCAACACGCCATAGACAACATCGACATAGATGAGTTGTTAGATGGTAAGAAGCCATTGGATTTAGAGGAGTTTGCTGAGAAGGAGGGTGTACCGGATGGAGTCGATTTTACCTAAGACTTGGGATAACAAAGAGGAACTCAATGATAAACAAAAACTCTTTGTAGACCTCTTGTTTAAGAATGGAGGAGACGTTGCAAAATCCTTGGACGAAGCTGGTTATAAACAGGGTAGCAGAGGATACCTCATCAAGAGAGTCGCTGATGAGATACAAGAAAAGGCCAAAGTCCATCTGGCTCTACACTCAGCAAAAGCCGTTAACAAGCTCACCCAGGGACTTGACTTCAACGGAGAGACCCCCTTTATTAAAACCCAAATCGACGCAGCCCAACAGGTGCTCGACAGAACTGGGTTAGGAAAGTCTGAGAAGGTAGAGCATACTGGGAATGTTACGCATGGAGTAATCTTGTTACCAGATAAAGATGAACCCCAGATAGTGGACGTGACACCCAATGAAGGTAATGGATAAAGACCTTATGAAGATGGCTAACCTAGCCTGTAAACAGGTATGCCCACACGCTTCTCCATCTGGGCTGTGCCACGAGCATAGGGGGATCATCACCTTATTGGTAACGAGGATTGAGGAGCTTATCAATGAACAGAATAAAGAGAAAGACTAGCACCATCCCCTTTGGGTATGAGTTGAATGAAGAGGATGGTTGGCTCTATCCTATCAAGGATCAACTGGATAAACTAGAATTAGCAATCCAATACCTACAAGCTGGATCTTATGAGCTTATAGCTACTTGGTTAGAACAACAGACTGGGAGGTATATCTCTCCTAAAGGGTTACAGAAGAGGGCTAAAAGGGGTGTATATCTTGATTAAGGTGTTGGTAGTGTCCCTTGTTCTGGTTGTCAGCAGCTTTGGTGCACAGGCTAACAGTTGGGTGTGTGGTGATAGGATGGATATTACTACATTCACCTTTGATATCTACACCCGTCACGCCCACCTCAACCCCAAGCTGATGGGTGTAATCACTTCCTCAGGGGTAATCAGTAGATTTTTGATGGAGGATGGTAGGGCTGACAAGTATCTACCAATAGACTCCATCTATGAGTACAAGACAGACACAAATTGGGTACGTATGCTTGTATACAAGGGCTGTGTCAAGGCTTGGTATGAGTGGCACAGACAAACCCCACTTGAGGATAGACCATGAGCACTAAAACCCCAAGCATGACCCCCAAAGCTATCTACAAGAGAGAGTTACGTTTAAGNAANAAGNNGGGGGAGTATGTCGAACCTAGAGGAAAAAGCACCACAGCAAGGGCTATCAAGCAAAGAGCGGATAGAAAGATCAAAGCGGCGAAAAGACTCAAAGCTGAGAAAGCAGGGGTTACTAAAGCTGATAAGATCATGGAAGAAAAGAGGAAGGCTGACCTCAGAGGAGAGAAATACAAGGTGAAACCACGTAAACCGGGCCAACCTTCTCCCAAAAGAGCTACCACCACCAAAGATAAGGTTGCTAGGTTGAAGAAACAGAGGCTGGCCAGGATTGGAAAAGTGAAGGTTACAAGGAGTGGGGGAGGAGGNTCTCCNAAGAAGAACCCAATAGGTGGCAAANTAAAACGNAANCGCAACTCTAAGCCGAACATTTGATAAAACAGGTACGAAAAACTAGGTCTGTACACGAGATAATGGGTGACCAGAACAACTGGCATCAAAGAAAACACCCCTTATCCTCTCAACCTGTACCCCAAAAGAAATTTAAGGGGACAGCCAGAGGAGATTTAACCAATGAGCAAAGAAACAAACCCCGACCAAGACTCGATATCACAGACCTCAAAGCAAAATGACAAACCCAAGAGACAATATCACGTCTCTAGAAAAGTACAAGCCAAACGGGCTGCCATTAAGAAGGCCTCAGAAGCGAAAAGAGAACTTGAAAAAGCCCAAAAGGCTGTTAACAAGAAAAGAGCTAAGGCTAGAGCGACAAAAGCTGCCCTCCACAAGGTTGATGACGCCGTTACTGGCAAAGGCCCGGCCATTCTAACTGAGACGGACCTCAAATCTGTACCAAAAAGGGTGCAAGAGGTAGCAAAAGAGGAAGAAGGTATCCTCTTTAGACCTAATAAGGGTCCACAGACAGCTTTCTTAGCTGCACCGGAGAAGGAAGTCCTGTATGGTGGGGCTGCTGGAGGTGGCAAGTCCTATGCAATGATCGTAGATGCTATCAGGGATGCTCATAAGGGTAACCACCGTGCTCTCATCCTCCGTAGAACTCTCGCAGAGCTCACTGAACTCCTGGCAAACGCCCGTCAGCTATACCCAAAAGCATTTCCAGGGGCCAAGTTCAAAGAGTCCAAGTCCACTTGGTACTTTCCTTCCGGGGCAACAGTCCTTCTATCCTACGTTGACAGAGATATTGATGTTGAGAGGTACCAAGGGCAAGCCTACACGTACATCGGAATAGATGAGCTTGGGCAATACCCCACTCCCTACGTTTGGAACTACCTTCGCTCTCGTTTACGTACAACAGACCCGACCATAACCCCCGTTATGAGGGCTTGTGTAGATGAGGGGGATGTTTTAACAGCTGCGGGGTGGAAAAGGGTACAAGATGTGGTGGTTGGGGAGATGGTACAATCTGTAACTACGGATGGTACTTTGGTTTTAAAGCCTGTGACCTCCGTCTCTTCGTATAACATCTCTGAAAAGCTCACACGAGTACGTAAAAAGAACCTGTACATGAGTATGACGGGGGACCACAGAGTTGTGTACAAGAAGCACTTTTCACCAGACTGTGAAATAGCCCGTTGGAATGGAATACAGAGTAAAAGTGTTGAAGTAGTTAGAACCTCAGAAAACTATGACGCTATAGGGTTTAAACCAGTCGGTAACTTTGATAGCAACACTTTTGCAGAGTTTCTAGGGTTGTACATTGCAGAAGGGTCCTTTGGAAAGCCTAGGCGAGGCAACTACAAGGTTATTATAACACAGAATAAAGAGGAGAACCACCCCTTCGTACACCACGTGTTGTCTGCCTATAACTTTTGTTATTCAAAGAACGGGGATTTTCAGATAACTAACAAAGCTCTTTGGGAGTACGTTAAACAGTTTGGCAAATCTCATGAAAAGCACTTTCCAAGGGATTTCTTACAACAAGCCACGTACTCTCAATTAGACTTAGCATTTAAAGCTTATATTCTAGGGGATGGGAACTGGCAAACTTAGAACTCTTG